AATTGAAGCGTATGTTTTATATTCATTAATTTTTACCTTAAATAAATCCTCTACAATAAAATGTTCTTTGATAGCTTTTATCAAATTATATTTTTGCTTTCTAATTACGGAGTTATTTAATTTTTTTCTAGCATTTACTACAGCATCTATTAAATGATTCGCCTTTAGCTCACTTGAAAATGCTTCCTTAAGTAAAGTATTATAAAGAGATAATTCTTTATTTAATTCAGTATTACTTTTAAAAAATTCCCTAACAATACTAATTGCCTTTGATTCCTTATCATTGAGAATATCAGATGTGATCTGTCTCGTAAGTATTTCAAATAAAATAGCTGTATTTTTAAGTTTATTATGTTTGATTCCTATCATTACTAATTCTACCGAGTTTTTGTACGTGCGTAACACTTATAAATATGTGTTTTTATAAAAAAAATATAAGTTCTAGTCCTCTAGAATTACATTTTCATCTAAAAACGTGTCATCAGTTTTATCTTTCTCAGCCTTTTTGTTTGCCTTTAAGCTTTCCTTTAAAATATTTGTATCTTTTCCGTTCTTCTTAAACAAACTTTTCGCTATTGACATAGCTTTTAAGTTTTCTACAGATTCTTGTTTACTTTCTTTCTTCTTATTTGTAGTTGATAGTGGACTACCACCTAAATAATCATGTTTAATTGATCTGTCAGGATTTCTATATGTTTTGGATATATCCTTTCCTAGGGGATCCTTTGTTCTAGGATGAGATTCTTCACCATATTTTATTCCAATATCCTGGCCATCTTCTTTATCTTCAGGAGTCTCGTCGTCTTCTTCTGCTTCTGCATCTTCAGCCCCATCACCTCCTATTGATGCTAAATCGTGTGGCGTACCAAAGCTCTTATGAGTAACTTTAGGGTCATTACCTTCGGTTTCAATTTGTTCTTGTCTGAACTTCTCTTTCATATCTTCTATTACACCATGCTGTTGTTCATCAGCTTCATCTTCACTCATATTAAATACATGTTTATAAACCCAATCAGCTGATAATAATTTTGATTCCAATGCACTAGATGCTAACGCAATCTTTTCGCTCCATAAAGATATCTTTTCTTGTTCATAGATTGTGGATGGACCTGTTAGAGTAAGTTCAAAATCTACTAATTCACTGTCTCTGTATCCCTGAGAATAAAGATGAACAATTGCTATTTTAGTTAACTCTGAAACTATAATCTTTTGTATTCTTTCAATAGTACGGGCAAATCTTACATCTTCAGCTGCTAAAGTAGCTTTACCTTCTACTGACTCATCAAATGATAAGAAAGCTTTAGGTATTCTAAGAGCCGCTAACATTCTATTTCTTAAGTATTCAATATCTTCAATACTAGTCCATTCTAAACCGCCTAAAGTATCTATTTCAGTTGCTGATTCATTTCCTCTTACTGGAAGAAAGTAATCTTCTAACATGTTCATAATGTTAAATTTCAGATTATAATCACCGGTATTTTCATCTACAAAAGGAACCTTTCTAATTTTATTGATAATAGTATTCATATGATTATCAATTTCTGCTGGTGGAATATTACCTACATTAATTTTGAATACTCGTCTTTCAGGCGCTCTCATTATACGATGAAGTAGCATCGCGTCTTCCATTAGTATTAATTGTTTCCAAACCTTACGAGCTGATTCAATCATTGATTTACCATATGGCAAAAAATTGGAATCTGAAAGTAATCTAAAGTGAGCTATTTCATAATTCTCATAAACAATTTTTCCACCTGATTGCATTCCATTTTCAACAAATTGGACCAATTCAGGATTGTATGGATCTGTTCCCTCTTCTCTAGTCATTGCATAAGCCGATAAAGGTATTACATTTAATATGCCATACTTCTCAGATATTTCTAACTTAAGGAACATGTCTCCGTATTTACACATGTTTCGTACCCATGGATACAAATTAAATTCTATATTTAATATATCATAAAATAAGTTATTTAATACATCTTGTACGTCCTCATTAGCACTCTTGACTTTTAATACATCACCGAACTCATTTTTTAATGTACTTTCCTCAGCATATAAATCTAATCCGGATGCAATAATACTATCTTGATCCATTATCTCATAGTCATTGAAAAGCTCAATTCTTCCAGTATGGAACGTATAGTTCTGCCCGAGTCTGGTTATGTGAGATGCATTACTTCCGTAAATTCTAGAATATCTATCTACTAGTCTATTAGTGGCTAAGTGCCCTAATGACTGTAACTTATCAGTATCTACTACCTTAAGTTTCTTTCCTCCAACATTGCGTACTATTGTATCGGTAGAAAACATTCTACGTAATCTTCTAAAAAATGTTCTATCTGCTGCCATATTATTTATTTATGTATTCTATCTATAATAAGTATAAATGTTTTATTATTTCTTTTTCTTGCTGCCGAGAAGCCACGAAATGTCTTCTTTTCCTCGACCGGTATCCATTTCCCATTGATCTCGCTTCACACTATTATTAGTATAAACGGTATCAGGCTCTGTTTTATGAATGTTGTTTATTATGGATCTTTGCATATTAATTCCTTCCATTCTTAGCCTTAATGCCGTATCTCTAATAAATAAAGCCATTGCGAATGACATCGTTAGGTCATCATTATAACCGCGTTGTGCTTCGGCTCTATCACCGTCATTCCAAACAAAGACAAACAATTCGTCAATTAATCTTTTAGACCTAGCTATTACCGCCTTGTCCATAAAAAATGTTCCTAATTTTTCTACTAGTAATGGTCTATTTTTACTCGTAACTGTAAATCCTGGGATAAGTTTATTTTTAGATTTTAAATCAAAACTCTGATTTAATTGAACTGAAGGATCTACTAGGTTTAGATCTTTTGAGGAATAGAATAGATTTTTATATCCAGTGTCAAGTACAGATTGAATTGCTGCCCAACCAATACTATTGTTCTCAATTACTAATAATGCATTATTATATTCCGTTGATAATGAAACTAAAAATTTACCATAATCTTTGGTAGATATTTTACCTCTATATTCAGCTACTTGTTCTAATGATTCGACATCTATTACATGACAAGCAGAAAAGTCAGATCCATCACCTCGCGCTACGTCGGCAACTACAATATAGTCTTTACTATAATCTGTTTCCGCCCATACCCATAAATTGCCATCTGCTGCACGTTTTAATATTGGTTCAGTTACTAAATTGTCCTGATACCATTTTAATATTTCAGGAGGAATAACAGATCTACCAGAAGATAAGAAGTCACAATCACACTCCTGTGCCGCCTTTTCTCCTAATAATTTGTCTTGTTCCTTTCTCCAGGCAGCATCCCTATCCGGATGTAATGACCAGTGTAGTTTAATTGTATTAAATTTATTTTCTCCAGCATTTGATTCCATCCATTGTTTGTGAAACCAATTACCAATACCATTAGGCGTGCTTAAAACAATAGCTTGTCCACCCGTTGCCAGAGTTTGTTGAGCTGCAATCCAAGTCTCGTCGATATTAGGAACAAACGCCGCTTCATCAATTATTAATAAACTCAAAGATTCACTACGAGTAGCATCTATCTTGGAGCTAACCGCTTTAATTTGAGATCCATTTATTAACCTCAAGGATAACTTATTATCTTCTTCCGGCTCAACTCTCAACCACGATGGCAATTTATCGTTCATAAATCTCACCTTGGTAATTATGTTTTTAGCTGTTGCTTGTGTTGTAGCAATTACAAGTATACTTTTATCTGAATGGAAAACCATCATCCATAATGCGTATGCCGCAGTTAATGTTGAAATGCCCATCTGTCTAGACTTCAAAATAATATTATAATCATTATTTTTTAATTCTCTTAGTGTACGTTCCTGGAATTTATACAAAGCAAAGGGAAGTGTTCCTCTTTGAGGGTGTTGTATTTTTACAAATTTATTGAAAAAATGTATGGGATTACGAGCACATTTCTTGTATTCCGCAGCGACTATTTTTTTAAGTTCTTTCTTTTCCATAATTAATCATTGATGTTTGAGATCACCCAAGATGATAATATTATTGTCCCGGCGCCAAGTACAAAAGAAACCACTTTACCATCATACCATTTGGGCTTTACATTAGCAACCCAATCCTCATAATATATAACTCTACTCTGTAATAAAGCATTTTTGTCCTTTTCGAAAGCTAAAAGAAAACTATCTTTAAGTTCCTGTTGCTTATAATCTTCAAGCTGAGCTTTTTGTTCCTTAATTAACTTCGCTTGTTTATTAATTGTAATCTTTTGTTCTTCAACTTTTTTAGAAAGTGCAATTATTTCTTCTGGTGATAATGTGGTAGAGTCCGTCTGGCTAAATGACGTTAAGGTAAAAAATGATAAGATTAATATTAGTAGCCATCTCATAAATTATTCATTTAAAAATTTTCTTAAATATTCTAATGCTTCTGCAGCACTTTTGTCTTCAATATCAGGATTTTTATCTAGTTCTGATTCTAGTTTTTTAATTTTTGCTTCGCGATCTTTTATTCGGTTTGCTATTTCAGCTTTTTCCTTTTCTGTTCTAGCGATTTTTTCATCTATAACTTTTTATCCTCTTCGCTTTTTTTAATAGCTTCCTTAATTAATTTATTTCTCTTGCCCTTGCCTTTTCCGCCGAACATAAGAACTAATCCAATTAAGCCAACTGCTCCGACCAAAATTGCTTTAATGACTTTCCAAACTTTCTTCATTATCGTCTTACTTGATAATTACCTAGCATTTCTAGAAATTTATCTTGAGCTTTATTGGAAGCTTCGGAAACATCATAAATAGCAACTCTTTTCTTTTCTTCATTATAATTGTATTTATAACCGTTGCTGTCCATCCAATCAAATATTTCTTTTACTTGAGCTTCATCAAGACTATGTAAATCATAAGTATCTTGTTTACCCCATTTCTCAGCAATTATTGATTTGATCTCTTTTCGGATCATTTCACGTAGTATTTTTTCTTCTTTATTCATATTTTTTTATAATTAATTGAAAAAGTCATAAAGTCCTTTAGAAATAAACGCTATAATTGAAGCAAAGAAACCCCAAAGGCCTCTGTTTACTCCCTTACGCCATTTTCCTAAACTTTGTACTTCCTCGTGCATTTTGTCCATTTTGGATGTACCATTGGGATGATACATATCTTTTTTAAGCTCATTAACTGAAACTACTATTCCATTCTCTGGATTAAGAAGTCTTTTTTCTATTTCAGTTAAACTAGTACTCATTGTTTCTTGTTGACCACATATATTATCCATCTGTGACTTTATTTCGGTCAGTTCTCCATTAGGCATCTGCTTTTTCAAGTCATCAGACATTTCCTTCAACATTTTTTCGAGTGTTTCTTTACTTATCGCCATTTTTTTCTTTAAGTATTTCTAGAATTGATTTTCTAATATATTCTCTTAAAGCTGATTCCGACTTGGGATCTTCCATTCCAGTTTCCTTTTCAGCTGCTGACTTGTACATTTTATCTACATAGTCAAAAAAGTCATCCTTTTTATCATCAGCCAATTCATCCGGGCTTTTTACACCATATTTTTTCATGGCCGCCCTAAATTGTTTTTGATATTCAGCGTCTTCTGTTAATTTGGTAATAACTTCATTAATATTCATTATTTTTCCTTTAGTTTATCAGGTGGGGGTGATTTAAATTTTCTAGTTACATAAGCTCCTAAAGTTGGTGTCAAAACAGCAGCTACTAATATACCATCTATCGAACCAAAGTCGAAACTAAAGCCTCCAATTGCTACTTGAACGCCATTTAATAAGACTTTAACAAAAATAATTGCCGCTCCAAAAATAGCTATTGTTAACATTGTATCCTTTTGTCCGCTTCTTGGATGTTTAATCCACATTGTTAATCTCCTCTTGAAGTTCCGTAATGGCAACTTTAGTTTCTTTTTCAAATTCTTCTATTTCGTCTATGGACCTTTGAACTAAATTCTTTATCCCGTCATCGCCTTCCCATTTATCAAAGGATCCATCTGTGTTTACAAACTTTTTAGATAAGTCTTCACCTAAATACTCAGTTAACTCAGCTTTAATATCTTTAAGCCAAGCTGTTTTATTACTTAAAACTTTCATTTGTTCGTATTCGTCAAATTTACCAGTTACTCTTATCTTGTGTTCCATGTCTACAACACAATTGAAACACATTTTATGTAATGTCCACATTTTTTTATCTAAATGAGGGTTACCCATTTTATTCATACAAACTGGGCAAATTGTTGGTACAGTTACATAATCTTGGATATCATCCATATAATCCAAATTGGTTACACGCCAAATGGTTCCTGTATCATCCATCCTCCATTTCCTATCATCATCATCAGTCCATTCATCACCCGGTTTTCTATCCAGTTTCTTTTCTGAAGACACTACATGATATGATTTCGTAGATTTTGGTACTTCTCCTCGCAGAAGCCGTTGTATTCTTTGAATATTGCTATCTTTCATAATTTACATATCTAACATACATAAATATTATGAAGTTAAAAATTCTATAAATTAAACTTATAAAATAAAAATATATATGTTATCTACTATAGCGGATTATGCCTAGTATTTGATTTGAGCATGCAAATGCCCCAGTTAACTTAAGATTCTTACCTTTATACTCAAAAACAATGCCTTCTAGGGGTGCAATCTTATCCATTCCACCAATTTCTTCAAGTTTATTTACTTGAATGCTCAACTTATCTATTTGATCTAAATTATCGCCCTCGTGTATGCTTTTTATTGTATTGTCTAAATTAGTCCTGATAGAATTTATTACCTCATCAGGGTTTTCAGCTATAAACCCGGTTATATTTTGTAATACTTCCGATCCTATACTGAAAAATATATGTTCAAATGGTTTAAAATTTTCTTTAATTTTTGAAA